GGCTGACGGACGATGCTTCTCTCTCAACAGCTCGTCTCAACTCGTGAATAACTACATCATGCAACAAGCGAACATTCGCATGGAGGACAATTACTCCTACCGTCAATACTTGCAAAAGAACGGTCCGGTGATCCTGAACGACATTCAAGAGAAGGTTCAAGGCAAGGGTCCGTGCCTGTCGTGCGACAAGCCCCTCATGGATCTGCGCGACATGTACTAATTAAAATTTCCCAGTCCACCAACAAGGAAGGATGGATTGTGGGATATGCCTCAACCCCGTGCGGGAGACTCGAGGAACAACCGCCATCCGCTGTGGACACCTCTTTCACAAGACGTGCCTCACCCGATGGGAAGAGCAAGGCAAGAACACGTGTCCCATATGTCGTCGAGTGTACAACGCAAAATCGTACACCGTGCACGTGACCGTACAAAACAACATCACCGGTGTGAGTAACACGATCGCACTGGCTGAGAATTCCATAATGGACGTGTTCGATGTCTTCGAATTACGAATGGACATGGAACCGATCGATTTAGACCGTCTTTTTGAAGACCTTGGGGTGAGTATGTCCGACTTTGATCCCAGTACGTTTAACACAGAATGAGTCACAGTACGTCTTGTAGTTCAGCGACTCGTACGCCCGAGACGCTTTGCGAGGATCTTTGATGACCGCCCCTTTGGCGTCGACGTAGAGTGGTCCGGTCGCCCACCCTCGCTTGTGACTCCACATGTTGCACGGGAATGTGATGACCCGACCTTTCGTGGGCACGCGAAGGCGCGCACGTCTCAGCGCCGACTTGATTTTCTCAGGGGACACCTTGAAAAAACGCGCAATCGAGGTCGTCGTGTCACCCTCCTTGATCTTGTACTTACACGCCCTGTCCTGGCGGTACCAGTGAAAGTCACCTTGTTTAATCCAATCCGAAGGGCGAGCGGGGGCGACGAAGAGCATGACTTTGTAAAACCCTCGCTTACACGCCTTGTTCGGATCTTTGCATCTGTACACTGACTTGGGGTTGTCGCTCAACACCCGCTGCGAGAGACCCTGACAGTGAGTGTAGTTGTGATTACCCCAGTTCTTCCCAGAACGCTCACCGGGAACGCTCTTGTACAGACGACCCTTTTCCACGTCACCGAAAGCGTAGGAGTAACAGTTGTTCCCCACGATCGCGCCCTTCCTCCCGAACGGACCCTTCTCGTTGAACGTTCGCTCCGACCCGCTCAGGGGGAGTTCTTTGACCATCTTAATTTATTATGTACTAGTATAATAAATTAACATGATCCGTGACATCGCCCGCTCCAAGTCTCGCTCTGAAATGGTTCAGGAGATTCTCATGGCGATCCTCGTCCTCTTGATCTCCACGTTCCTCCTTCGCCTTCTCTGGAATCAGAGTTTGGCGAAGCACATCACGGTGTTCAGACAAATCGAAACGCTCGGTGATGCGTTTTTGCTCAGCTTGAGCCTCTGCATCCTCCGCGGCTGTTAGTTAGATTTCGTTGTAACCGACAAGCTCTTCGCCGTCCGGGCTGACGAGCGTCGGGAACGCGGTCTTTCCGGTGCACTTGCCGTTCTCACAGTTCACGAATTCATGCGCAATCTTTTTGCTTTGCATGTACTCGAGCTGTTTACGAGTCCAACCACACTGCATGGTCCCGTAAACAGTCCACACACCACCGTTCGCGCCGACAGAGACGGAAGCGGATGCCATGAAACGTTGGCGCACGAAATACGCGACGACGATGAGGATGAGGGCGATGACGATTTGACGTCCTGTGATTGTGATCTTCATTACATAGTGTACAGATTTTTTATTTACTCTTCTTCCATACCCTCGTCAATGTCGTCCTCCTCTTCATCTTGGTCGTCGTCACTCGCCTTGGTGTTGTTGTCCGGAAGGTTCAACCCGACGAAGGCGAACGATTGCAACTTTTCGCTTCTGTCCAACAAAAGCTGGGAGAGGCGAACCGTGCATCCAAACTTTGAGTCGATGAACCAGAGGCTCGCGAAATCGACGATCGCGCAGCATCGCTGACCCTTTTGGAGGGTGTCCAAGTCGACTTGTTCGCGTTGGAAATTGTACACCTCCGGGACGAACGAGCCGTCCGGTTTGCACATGATCTTCGCCTTGAACGTATTCGGGTATTGCGGATCCTTGGCGACGCGGATGAGCGGCTTGTAGAGTGCTTGTGCCAGAACGTCTCGGTGGAACTTTTTACCCAGCCATTGTTCCGAGTTCTCCGCTGCGATATCGAGGATCTTGTTGTCCAATTCCTCGAGCTTCTTCATGAAATCGATCGCCTCCGTATTATCGGAGTCGAAGGAAAGATCTAACGAATAACTCGTCTTTCCCGTGGACTCGTCCGTGTACGCGGAGAGACCGTACGGTGCTCGCATGAAGGGAAGTTGGACGTAAAGTTTCTTGCTGTCGCTCGTGTTGATGTAAACAGTCTTGTTTCCCATCTTTCCCTTTCGCATCGCGGAAAACTCGATCTTGTTCGCATTGAATTCGGTGGCTGGAGTGATTGTGAGAGACATTGTTTTTATTGTTTTTGTTGTACCCATACTAGCGGTGTCGTCTTTAACCCCCCACAACACGACGCATGGAATACGTACACGAGCAGATCGAGGAAGCCAAGGTGCAGATCAAGCATCTCGAAGAAGAGATGTATACGATCCAGCGACGCTATCACGTGTTTGAAAGTCATGCGAACGACCTGTGGAGGTCGACGAGCGAGGAAAGAAACAAAATTCTCCGATCGTTCGCCGAACAGGCGAGAGACGATATCTGGGACAACGTGCTCCGCGTCATAGACGATGGGGTAGACTCTTACACGTACGACAGGTGCAAGAAGATCATAGAACGCGGTGCCGAGTCCAAAGACGAAGGTGTGAAGCTCCTCTCGTCGTTCGTCAAGGCGTGTCCGCACGTCATGGCACACAAGCTCCAAGGAGATCTGTGTTTGAAAAGTCATGAGTGCCTACTGGTCAACAGACGTCTCAACCGCCTTTACATGCACGCGAACCGGGCGATCGATAGCTATCACGCGTCCACTACAGCAAGTAGAACTTCTTCGACACAGCCGGAGTGTGTCCTATAGTCTCCGCCGTGACCTTTCGGGCGAGCTTCTCGTCCCCGTTCGACGCGCGAAGATGCTTCTCGAAGAGTTGCATGCTACCAGCTGTCCGAATATCTTTTAATTGTATGTCTTTATTGCCGACGACCTTTCTCAGGAGGTCTCGAACTCTTTCATACTTTGCCGAACCAACCAGTAATCCACTTTTTCTTTTCGAAAGGGCACCGTGCAACACCCGATCCCGCGCCTCGAAGAGTCGACGCTGTCCGGATTTCGCGGGGAAATCGAAGACGACCGTCTCGCCGTCGCCCCGGAGACGAACGTGCGAGCGCTGGAGACTGAAAGCCCCGAGGGCACCGGTCTCTCGTTCCGCCACGCCCGATCGTAGGTACCCAGCCGCGATCATGCGAAGGGCGAGCGCGTCGTCCCACACCTGACTCCCCGGGGGGGTCTGAGACAAAATTTTCGCAGTGGAAGATTTGATTTTGGTGAAATCGATATCGGATGCACGAGATTTTCGTTTTTTCTTCTGCGCGTCGAGAAAGGTTTTATGGTAGTAGTAATGTTTCTTCCCTTGTCCGTCGATGGCGGTCGCCTGAAGCTTCGCGCTCTTCGGATACACGACGACGTTCGTGTACGCCGGGGGGATACCCAGCCGCTGACACCGACCCTGTTCCGGTTCTGGTAATCGAACACCGTCTTTGATGAAAACACCTCGACGACGGGTGATCATTGATTTTATCGCAGATAAAAGAATGTCGCGTTTTATTTCCATATGGATGTCCGAAACTGCGATGGGCGAGATTTGTTGCGGTCGTTGGATGACGGCTCCTTGGATCTTGTCCTCACGGATCCTCCGTACATCATCAGTCACGACACGGGTATGGACAAATTCAGAAACGCGTTGGACAGTGGGAAAGACCTCACCAAGACAGAGGACGAGTGGGAGGAGTGGCGCGCCTCGAATCCGAACATAGACTATCCGAACATGAAGGAAAACTATTTGAAATACGGCACGGTGTATGGGAAAAAATACGGGGTCAAGACACAATATGGTGCGTGGGATGAAAACTTTACGATGGAAGACATGAAGGAATTCATCGAACTCTATTACAAAAAACTCAGAGACGGGGGGACGTGCATCATATGGTTCGACCTGTGGAAGATTGGTGAACTCAAGCGCGTCATGGAGGCGTGCAAATTCAAGCAAATACGTCTGATCGAGTGGATTAAGACAAACCCTCAACCGCTCAATTCGTCGACGAACTATCTGACGAACGCGCGAGAGGTCGCACTCGTCGGTGTGAAAAAAAGTAAACCCACGTTCCACTCGGAGTACGATAAAGGCATTTACGAGTTTCCCATACAGGGTGGTCGCGACAGGTTTCACCCGACACAAAAGAACATCGCCATGTTCGAACGACTCATAGAGAAACACTCGAATCCCGGTGATACGGTGTGCGACACATTTCTGGGTGGTGGCACGACGATGACCGCCTCGAAGAACACCCGACGACGGTTCGTGGGATCGGAAATTAGTCAAGATTACTTTTCAAAATTGAAATTTCAATTATCAAAGTCGTGACCAAAAAAACATGTGACACCACCCACCTCACAACTCGACACGCGCTCGATGAAACAACCGAGACCAGAAGACTACGATCACTACCCGGATCGAGAGCTCGACCCAAAGTCGGAGGAACGTCGGGCGTACAACAATGCCATGAATCGATACCGGCGTTGGAAAAACGAGATACCATTGGCGATACCCGACGGCACGCACCTGCTCTCTCGAGTGTTCGACCAGTCACTCGGGGAAGATCACTGTCTCGCCGTCGAGGACGAGGATTCCAATTCCAGGGTCGTCGTCTTCTACAACACCATGGAGAAGATCAAAAAAAAAGTGACCGAATTCGGTGGCCCGGATGGTTTCAGAATCCTTCCACTCATCCACAACGTCAACGGGTGCAAAGCTGTCGCGTTGGACGAACGACTCGATCCTTGCGTCGTCGAGAGGTGTCTTCGAAAATTGTCGGGTTCTCTCACACTCGACGAGGAGGATGCTCGTATACAAACCGATCTTGTCGACACGTGGTTGCTCGTCTTATGAAGAATTTTTATGATATTGTAATATAAGATGGCTGAAGAGAGTGTTTCTTTGACCACAAAATTGATGATCATCGTCTGCATGTGCTACTGCATGTGCTCGTGTATCAGCAGTTCCGTAGGGGTGTTTAGGAATTGCACAGGGGGGAGTTTCGACGTCTACGACTACGACTCACAGTTGTGCTTAGCTTTCCCATCGCTCGGTCCCGGTCCCGCTCCAGCGGCGGATGACGAGGAAGAAGAGAACAAATTTCCTGATGACATCCCAGGTCTCACCGGACGCTACACCGTGGACAGTGTAAAGATGTCGGCGTGGTACGATAAGTCTGGCAAAGTCAACGACGCGACGGTCGTCGGTACGCTCGCCGTGTACGAAGAGGGTGACATAAAACTCGTTCGCGGTGACAGTGCGGTGACCGTGAATTTCCCCGCAGCGTGTCTTGGCGCGACCACCAGGGATTACACTTTGGCGTACGTCGGAAAATACGCAGGAGACAAACGAGGGAGAATATTCGACGGTGTCGGTGTCAACTGGTTGTCCGGATGGCACGCTAATCGGTCTGGATACGCCTACCACGGCGCGGGAGATTGGCTCACGGTGTATGATGCGAACGATTCTAAACACGGACAGGCTCTCATCATGGGTGTGGATCAAAAGAATTTGTTCAGAGTGAACGGCGTCGACAAAACGAAAGTCGGGTACACCAACGGCGAAGCGCCTACGTCGATCTCGATCAACAACGGGTTGGCGAAGCAAGGCAACTGGGGTGGGGACGGAGAGGTGAGCGATTTCGCGTTAGGGGAGGTTCTCATCTATAATCGAGAACTTTCAGAGAATGAGATCGAACGCGTCGAGACGTATCTGAAGACAAAATTCTTCAAAGACATCGAGACCGAACCGGATTTCATAGCCAAAGGGTGGCGACAGGGCGAGCCCGCTGGGAAGAATGGTGAAGGGTTCGAGCCAATGAAGGCGGTGTATGAGCTCTCGGGTAACCAAGAGCATTGCAGGATGCTCGCGGAGAAGCACAACAAGGCGGTTTGGGGACACAGAAATGACAAGCATCCACAACCCGAATGGAGAAACACGTGTTGGTTCTACGACACCACCGAAAACTTTGACGGATACGTCGACGACACCGCGGATGAAATTCACACGATGGGGTGCGCGGACGCATCGAAGGACGTGCACAACGGCTGTCAATAAAATGTAAGTCATGATATATGGCTACTGCGCTGACTCTCTTGTGCGGAGGGTGTTGCATGTTTTCGAGCATCGGCGCGTACCTCTTCGCTCGTTACGGCGAGGAAGCTGTCCTTGATAAGGCTCAGGCAAAACTGGACAAACAGACCAGACAAGAAAAATTACTCGAAGCACTCGGTGACGTGAAGAGTATAGAGGCGCGGAAGGTCACCATCGTGAATAATCAACCTCTGAACATACAAGAGGTTTCCATTTACGATGACATGGAGAGAAACATGATCACTGAAGAGATGATGACAGGTGGTTACGACACCGAGAGCGTGACGTTCGATTTAGGCAAGAAGACACAGATTCCCGGTATGATCATCGTCAACAACAAAGACAGTGGCGGTGTCATAGGCGCGAAAGTTCGATTACTCGATGACAACGGAAATGTGAAACACGAATCGACACCCATACGTCATGTGGCGGACGCCTACGAGTATGATCCAAATTTCAAAACGTGGAACTTGCTGTCGTTCGTCAAGGTTGGTCGAAACGAAGACGGTACAAAATTTTCTTAGTGTACATGTATACAACATGGGATTCTTCAAAGATTGTGGCTGTGGCTGCAACGGACAAAAAGCTCAGGAACAGTTCACCATCAGTGTGATCTCAGGCTTGACTTTTTTCCTCGTCGCCAACCCTCAAATGTACATGCTCATGCGCAACCTCATCGGATCGCGCGTTGCCAGCGTGAACGGTAATCCGACTATGTTCGGACTCGTCCTTCACTCGATCGTGTTCACGCTCGTCGTGTGGATGATGATGAAGATCAACAAGAAGGAACGCTACGAACCGTCCCCGGGTCCGTCCGCTGCCGAAAAGAAGAAGTTACCGGATGCCGATGAAATCATCAAGAAGGTCGAACAGAAGCGCAAAGCGCTTTTGGAAAAGAAGATGAAGGGACCCGCCCCTTCCCCCGCTGTGAAGAAGGAGGCGATGATGACGGAGGAGGGTCCGGCGCCGATGAAGAACGGTATCAGCGGCTTCGACCTCGGCGGCTACGACTTGCAGCTCGCCGATTTCGACGGTCCGGCGCCCAAGAAGGCGATGGTGTGCAACTGCCCGGACGGTTCCACGGTCACAGTGAACTAAGTCTCGCACGCTCGCGCGCTTCGATCATGTCCACGGTATCTTTGAACGACCGACCACCCGACGTGCTCGGTTGCCAGCTGTGCCACTCGCGATCTATGTCCGCGTGATCAGGGGGCACATCTCGCGCCTCCTCCTCGTCATCGCTGACGACGAAAGATAAATCACTCTCGTCGTCGTCGTCTTCCCAAATATCACTGTTGTCGTCTTCGACATCGACGTCCATGACACGCACGTACAGATCGAGGTCGACCATCTTGAATTCGAGATCCTCCAGGGTCGTTCCTGGGTAGTGTTCCATCAAACTCTCCGGGGGCACCGGCTGCGTCTCTTCCTCGAGTTGATAACACGTCGCACTCTTGTATATTTTATCCGTCGCCGTCAGGTAACGGACTCCCAACACCCGACCCGTATTCATAGTGACCACGGCGTAGAGATCTTCCTCAACGTCGTCCTCCTTACAAAAAACTTTGACAATTTCGTTTTCATGAATTTCATTAAACCTGATGGATTCCATCTTGACTTAAACTTTCCGGACAAAAAATCCTCAGACGATAGTACCCTCGAACATGAAAATCAAAATTTATTCCAAACCCGATTGCGAATATTGCACGTTAGCGGAAGACCTGGCGAAGACCGAAGGCTTGTCGTACGAAAAGGTGAATATGGACAGGGATGAACTTAAAGAGCTTTGTGGCGGTCGACTGGACGCGTACCCGCAAGTGTTTTGTGACGGGGAGAGGATAGGAAACTATTTCGATTTTCAGGAGTGGGTCGAGGAACACGTCGAACCCATGTTAGTGCCGAACCTGGACAGGTTCACGACGTTTCCCATCGTCCATCAAAACTTGTGGGATCTGTACAAGCGCGCGCAACACTCGAACTGGTCGGCGGAGGAGATCGATCTGTCCACGGACAAGGATGACTGGGACAAACTCACCCAGAATGAAAAACATTTTGTGAAATGGGTGCTCGCGTTCTTCGCTGGATCGGATGGGATCGTGTTCGAGAATTTGAACATGAATTTCGCGGACGAGGTGCAATACACGGAGGCTCGCGCGTTCTACGCGTTCCAAGGATTCAACGAACACGTGCACGGTGAGACGTACTCGAGACTCATCGATCGCCTGATCACGGATCCCAAGGAGAAGCATCAACTCTTCACGGCGGTGAATTCCATTCCGAGCATCAAACAAAAAGCCGAGTGGGCGATGCGATGGTTCTCGAGGGATCGACCGTTCGCCGAACGCCTGTTCGCGTTCGCGTGCGTGGAGGGTATATTCTTTAGTGGGTCGTTCTGTAGTATCTTCTGGTTGAAGAAGCGAGGGCTCATGCCCGGTCTGTCCTTCTCGAACGAGCTCATCAGTCGCGACGAAGGTCTGCACTTGGAGTTCGCGGTGGAACTGTTCGGTATGCTGCGTAAAAAACCGTCCACTGAAACCATACACAACATCCTCCGCGAAGCCGTGGAGATCGAGAAGGGGTTCATCATCGACGCGCTCCCGTGTTCTTTGATCGGGATGTCCGCGGACAAGATGAGTCAGTACATCGAGTACGTGTCAGATAGACTCTTGAAACAGATCGGGTATGCGACGATATGGAACGCGAAGAACCCGTTCGATTGGATGGAGGCGATTTCACTCGAAGGGAAGACTAATTTTTTCGAGAAGCGTGTGGGCGAATACGCAAAGGTCTCGGAGACCGTCGACACGACGTTAGGGTTTGATGAAGATTTTTAATATTGAGATTACAACATGGTTACCACCACTGAAGAGTGGGACAAAAAAAGCGAGAATTTGCTGCGCGAATGGAAAGAGAAAGCCTCTGGGTATCGGTGGTTACACAATCACGCGCGCATGCTACAGAAA